CATGCCGAGCTAACAACCAATACAATGGAGTGCGCCATGTACAATTATAGAAAAAAGAGTGTCTTGGGGCCGCAAACAATGAACGGGCAAAGCCGTTTTGTATCCGAACACGAGGCGCGGGAAGCGAGGGCGGTGCTGCGAAAAATGCTAGGCGAGACAACGCAACGCAAACTGGCCGAGCAAATCGGCGTTTCAAAAACGGCGCTATGCCTGTGGATCAATTGCGGCCACTCCCCGAGTCGGCAAGCATACGCGAAAATCATGCGGCACGCGGGGGCGGTATGACTGATTTTTGTTGGGCATGGCTCATATTCGGGGCCGGGTTTTGGGGAGGATCTTGGCTGGCAATCCCGCCGATCCGGCGCTACCAGATCGGGTTTCTGGGAATGCTCACGGGATGCATTCTCACAACGATCCTGTGGCCCCTGGCGGTTTACGAGCGAAAAAAATACCCGTGCGGGTTTTGGGTGACAGGGGGCGGATATGAGTAAAGTGCTTGACGTTCACGGCCGGGAATTGCCCGAGCCGTTCGATTGTCCCATTTGTTTTCGGCAAGCGGAATGGCGAATATCGCACGAGGGAAACCTCGTGAGGTGCCCGGAAGGGGCGTGCAAATTTCATATCGACGGAATGAGATCGGGATTCTTTTTCGATCATTGGCAGCGCATGGCGGCCCGCGCTCACGAGAGAAAAATGATCATGCTGAAATTGATCAGCGGCCTCGAAAATTGGGGCGAGGTTTCCGACGTTTGGCGTACCAATTCCATGAATATTGCTCGACTGGCAAAGATGCATGTGGGAGGTGAGAAATGAGCGTTACATGTGGCTTCGAATGTGAGGGGTGTACCTGCTTTTTGTCGGCACCATGCAACCATTGCGAAAATCACGGGTGCCCGGTATGTGGCAGTCCCGAGTGCGGCGATGATGAATGTGGGGTTGAAAGCGATTGATTCGGCATGGTGCCGGACGGCCCGCCGTGGTTCGCGGACGCAACGCGGCGGGTTGTCACTTTCGAAAATATCGCGGGATGAATTCACCCAAAAACAAGCCATATTTGATCATATGTTTCATCATTTCCACGCCGTCGCTTGCGGGATCTGCCCACGAATTCGGAGTTGATCCGCCGATCCACCAAGTCATTTCAGGGATATGAATATGCACATTGCCGCTGGTTTCCTGGTTTTCAATCGTGCAGATATTGCAAACACCGTTTTTTTGCATTCCGGCAATGCGCCTAGAAAACTCCGACCACGCCTCGGTCAATGATGAAAACGCTTTTTCAGAATACATAAAGCGGTTTCGGTTATACCACCTCACGATGTACATTATTTGAGCCTCCAACCGAGACCGGGGGAGTGTTCGGCCTCCCTGGTGAGTTGTGCCCCTTCCGACTCTCCCACAAGCCCCGGCCGCTCAAGGCGTGAGATCATATCGTCAAGTCGGGCACCGTCCCCCGAGGTGCAAACGGGGCCGCTGATCCCCTCAACAAAAAGGCCCCAGATACCCGACCCGAGATAGTATCGATGGCAGATCATAGGGGAATTCCTCCCGCAATGGCCAGAGACAAAATGATCAGGGGGGAACACACCGCCAGCCAGATCAGAAAATCCTTTGTTTGATTGGTCATTGTCGCCTATCCTCCCACTATCCTGAAAATGAAGCCGGGGCGGCGGGATAGCGCGCCGACCCGGAGGGGCTTCCTGCCCCTAACAATAGGTATCGGCTGATTCAAGAAAAACTTGAGGACAAAAAAAGCCGAACCCACGGGGGGCTCGGCAGACTGCGACAAAACCATGTCTCGCGTGTGATTTGGAAGTGCGTCCATTCACTGGGGAAGCCTGCACTGACCACGACAGAAAATCAACCGGGTTGACGCCAGACTGCCAGGACGGGCATAATGTAGGGGCTCGGCGGGCAAATAGGCGTTCACAACAAACTCCGATCGTTGCTTCTCACCGCCGAGCATCCCCTCGGGAGGGCGACATGGCCAAAAAACCAAAACTGAAACGCGGTGACAATGTGGGCGTGGTGATCTATTCCGACCCACGCGCCGGCAAGCGGACGCAACACGCATGCCTGATCGACGAGGTTGATTCGGTGAGCGGCGGCAAAGTGAAACTCAAGGCCCACCGGGATGATTTCGATGAAACTGGTGGGCACGCCGCAAGCAAAAAACGGCTTATCAAACTGCCCCCGCATTTTCTGAAAAAGATTCTCCCCCCACTCGCCAGGGGGAGGGATGCTCTGGTGGAAATCAAGATCGATGATGCCTTGATCCGCGCGATTGATTTCGAGAATGATTCACTCTGATTCACACATCAAACTAGCGGGACAATCGCCCATTTTGCAATGGTTGCGCCATAGTCTGCCGTGGCAGCCTGTGAGTTTTCACAAAATTTATTCAGGTTATCCATGAGTGTTACCGCAGACAAAATCTGAGATTTTGTAACATTGCCCCCAAAAACAATCGTAGAATCGGAAATAGCGGCAACGGCCGCGCCCAATTCGGCCCCCCAATAGACTGCAATCAATTCTCTGGACTTCTTATGAATTGATATAAGAGTCTCGCAAAGATTGACCATGTTATTGCCAACGTGTTCGGTAGCTTCGGAAAGCACGGCAGATGCCGCGTCGTTTCCTATATGCAGTGACAGCATGGTCGCGCAATTGTCGGCCTGGCTTGTTGCCTGGTTCGCGAAAAATTTACCAATCTGTTCGCAAAGCCCTACGCCTGCTAGAAATTGGGCCTTAGTGAGTCGGCTTGAAACTGTTACCGGGGTTGCGGAATCGGCCACGGCGGCGACCTTCACATTAGCATCGGTTGCCCAATATGATTTTTGTGTTTGTTGAGCCGCATTATTTAGCTCGTTCAAGTCACTCATAAGCACCTTGACTTGGTTTTGAATCTGAGCCGCTACGTTCATAGTTTTCCCCTCAATTAGATTGTGCATACAAAGTCAGCGCAAGATCTGATAGTGCCGTACCGGATGGCCGCACATTTTTTATAAAAATGCTATCACCGGCAGCGAAGGAAAGCGGACTAGAAAAAACAAAAAAACCGTATCCGGCAGTGCGATCCCCGGCTGGCGCTACATAGGTTGCAATGAGGTTGCCCGCAAGTTGTCCGTTTTTGTAGAATTCGAAATTAAACGCGCCGAGGTTCACATTGGAATTGACAAAAGAAAATTCCTTGATTGTTGCCGGGAGTGGGAAAAGGATTCTCGGGCTCGAAAGCAATTCCGAGAATCCGATCCATGCGCCATTTCCCACCGTTCCATTATTGGATAAGCCGAGGGTGAAACGTGGCTTTCCCTCGGCAGTATTCCTTGCCTCAACAATGGCATCGCGTACATTTTGGGAGGCAAAGCCTGCCGATTCAAACGGCACCGATTGAGCAACTTGGAATTGTTGAACAAGGTTCATGGTGACTCCCCAATTCTCACCGTTGCGGTTGCGGACGATACCAACCAAATATCACAGTCATCGCCTGAAGCAAACACGCTTGCCGGGGCATCCTTTTCGATTGGAAACCCGGTGGATACGGTCACTGCAGAAGTGAACCCCCAAAATACCTTTCCAGTTTCGGCAAACACGGTGAGGAATTTCCGACCGGGAAGGTTACTTGATCCCACGGCCGCGCGAATTGGGGTGTTTGCAAGCATTGATTTTGACGCCTGGCTGCCCCCAGATCTTAGCATTTCTGCCGATCTGATTTCACCTTTCGATGTGGCATTGACCGGGTTGGTTTCATTTCCAACCGAGTCCGATCCCACGACCGCCACGAATTCAGCGGCCTCCAATTGACCTAGATCCCCCATGGTTCCCCCTGAAAAAAAAAACGCCAAGGGAATCCCCTGGCGGCCCGCCGCGTACTTTGCGGTTGCGGCATTGTTGGCTTATGCCTTGACGCCAATGATAGTGCTGTACAGGTCGCTGTCGCCGTTGTCCTTGTTAGTCCTGATAAGGCGAACAACGCCGGCCACGGGCACCGATATTGGCACCTCGCCGAAATCCCACGACACATTAGGGTTGGCGGTCGAGTTGAATTTCACGCCCACCGGCAAGAATGATGTGCCGTCAAGGGAAATCTGCAGCACAAATTTCGCCTTTCCTGAGCAGGATGCTTCGATCTTATACAGATCTAGCGCAGTCCCGGCCACGGTGTAGTCATGGTTCGACGGCGTGTCTTTTTCGGCGTCGGCTTCCGTGTCGTAGTCATGGATACGGGTGCCGGCAATGGGGCCAGGTGCCACAGGAAGGGGATTAGAATTCGAGTAGGCGTTGCCATCCTCGTCCCTAATTGCGACATCCAATGCATGCACGGTGCCCGATGTGATAGCAGTGATCCGCTTTCCACAATCGGCGTCCACCGGAGTAGCGCCGCGAGTATGGCCAATGAGGCCAGCGTGCGCGGGCTTGGTGTTATTGGTAGCATCATACACACCGTCAGAATTCACGCGACCCAATTCCGACAGCGCGAGTACTTCATCGCTTCCGGCAGGGTTGTTACCATGGACTTCGGAATGTGCATTTCCATCGGTATCAACGGTCATGCCTTGCGTAGGATTGGTATAGTCAACGGTTTTTGACTGTATCCTTTCATCCGCGTCGATTTCGGTGCGAACGGGCAAACTGCTAGGATAATCAACTCCCATGATTCTCTCCCCCCAAAAATAGTGTTACTGGCCGATAGGCACAAGTGTGCCATTTTTCAACGCTTCGATTTCTGCTGCTATTTCGATTTGTTTTTCTTTATTTGTACTGATATTTTTCTCGAGTCTTTCAATATTTGCCATAGCCTCATCAATGGAAAGCTCGATCTCCATTGCGCCGGCCTGCAAACGCGAAAGCGTTACTTGCTTTCGTTTGATCTCCAAGTTACTAGCTAAACTCATGTTATAAATCCTTTTGAATTGCGATAACCCTTGCCTCAAAATCACCATGTCCGGATCTAGAATGAAGCACATTTACCTTGACTTCTTGGCCTGCTGAAATAACGAAACCTCGTTTATCCTGAGCCGAGAAATCAAAACACGCAACCAACCCAGATCCATTAAACCACGTTCTCTGACGAGCAACCAAGACACTGTCTATTAACACGCTATACCTGGCGATCTTATCACCTCCCGTTTCAATTCGCAAAAGCGCCAATTCCGTGTCGGCAGAAACCACGAACTGCAAAACGGTAGTTTCAATCCCATCCAAAACGGATAACGCTTCTCCGAAAATATTCCGAACGGTTCCCGGTTCGGAAGTTGCCGTGAATTCTCCGGCTACCTTCAGAGATCCGGATTCGGTGATCTCGACCCGATGGCCGTGATCGTCGATTAGAATAACATCGGCGTCCGTAACCGCGACACTGGCTGTAGTTTTCCTGGTCGTTATTGAACTCATGGCATCACCATATCATGAGTTGAATGACAGCGGTACTGCCAGGGGTTTGGCAACGCCCCCACAAAACACCCGCTAACGGCCGTCCGTCTCGGGTGAGGGAACACTGATTAGGAACCCTTAATTCAATCCCTGCTCCCTCGTTTGGGTTTCCAAAAGTGAACTCCAAAAATGGGCCTTCAAAGTTTTCCACCTCCAGGTTGAAATAAAGGACAGAATAGTTTTTGAATTCGATGATTTTTTTGAATGTGTCGGTAAGGTTGACGGTGAGGGATGGCATGTGTTTCCCCTTGCGGTTTTTGTTGCGCTTCAGATATGATAGTAGTGCGCTCACCGCGCCGTGTCCATGGCAGGTGTCTGGCACGCAACACTCACGAGGTGATACATGATTGGAATTGACAATTTGAAAGCAGGAATTCACTCGGCCGTTGGAATTGTGTGCGATGGCATCAAGCTCGCAAAGAAGGCTGGGGCCATCATGGCCGAGGCTCGGGACATCGATGTCACCGAAGGCGTGGCACTCATCGTTCAGGTTGCGACCGAGGAAGCTCCCCGCATTATGGCCGCCCTCAAGGAATAATCAGGCTCCAGGAAACCCGTCCGGTAAACGAACGTAGCCTTGAATGAGAGACTTCGCGCGGGTTTTCGTAGCAGTCGAGTCGGACACATTGCCCTCCCCACACAACACCGAGCCGCCCGATTCGCCCGCGAGCGCAACGCCGATGTGATCTTCCTGATCCCGGTCGGGATAGTCGGCCCCGTCCCAGTCAAAAATCACGATGTCACCGCGAGCAATGCCGGCCGTGCCGTCATGCCAAAATCCGCGAGCGATTGCCCATTGCTGCCATGCTTCCACCAATGCAAAAGTGTACCCGGTTCCAGGTGCGCTCACCGGCATCCTGGCCCCCGCTTGCTCGCAACACCAAGTGACACACGCGGCACACCAGGCAAATCGGGCGCTCCCAAAAACGCCTTCAAATTTTTTGGTGTATTTTTTGGCCCGCCCGTTTCCGTTCCAGGTATTTTCCTGGTTGGCTTCGGCTTGCATAATTGCCGCCAGCCGGGAGCGCGAGAACCCCGTTGCTTCGGCCGTGGGCAGTTTTTTGAGCCCGTCCCACGTTGGGAGATCCACAACGCCCGTAGCCGGAAGGCCGAGGCGGGCTTGCACGGCGCGCACGCTGCCGAGCGTTTCCGGGCCAAAATCACCGTCAACCGCTATGCCGGTTCCCATGGCTCGGTTGAGTTCAACCTGCAAGCGGGAAACACCCGCGCCGGCCGCGCCCTGGCGCATTGGCAACGGGATCTCGGGGGCCGGGGGCGCGTCCCCTCCCGCCAGGTCGCCGGGCCATTTCGTTTGCTCATCGGTGAATCGGATGTCGTGCGCGTTGGGAAACTGAGAAAACCACGCCTTGACGAATTCGGAGGGAAGCTCAACACGAGCGCGCCGGTAGTCGTCATTTGTGCCCGCAAGTTTTGCAATAAATCCGATTTCAATTTTGGGAAACCCGGCCGGGATGGTTTCGGGCACGTTGTTTACAATCAATTGCAATTTGTGCCAGCCGACATTCTCGGGCGACCGCGCGGGCGTTGCCCCTGGCGAACGAGGGATCGCAATCACGCCCCGCCGTTCCATTTCCCAGAGGATAACAGCGGCCCCACATTGCTCAGAAACGGCATTTGCATCCCAGCCTTCGGGGCCGTCCTTGACGTATTTCCCCTTGGTGTAGTGAGTGCAAAATGACCAAAGGTAGGGAGTTTCCACGCCCCGCGCGATGTACCCGTCGCCATTGTAAAGCATTACCCTCCACAAAAGATTGCCGAGACTCCAATCGGCGATCTCGTGCAGGTTGTCTTTTTTCATTGAAAGCTCGGCACCACGCGCCCACGAGATCGGGAAATTCTCCCCACGCCCGAGGCCAATTGGAACCCGCACCGTGGGGCCGGTCAAGGGATCACCATTCGCAAGCCAGCCATTGCCGAACGTATTTTCAAGCGCGTCAATGATGCCAACCACATACCAGGGAACCCCGAGGGGCGCGCCCGATGCCTCGTATTTTGCGCGGTTTTCAATGCACTTGTCCGTGTAGTATTTCACTTCTGATTTTCTGGATTCGCGCACCGCGACCGAATTAAATAGGTCACATAAGTGCGCCTTAGAGGCTTCATTTGTTGGCATTGTGTTCCCCGCTTTAGTTTGCAGAAATATGTTGTTTTATTAGATCTTCAATGGAAACAATCTTAACACCATGCTCGGTGAGGGTGACTTGCGTTGACAATTGGGCGGCCTGAAAAGCCGCCTCAATAGAATCCAACCTATCAACGAGCCGATTTGCTCCCCACCATATCAAACTACAAAGCGCGCCAGTCACAACCACTAGGGCCGGTTGCGAATATTGAACGGCAATATCTGCAGCGGTAAGCAAATCTTTTCCCGTCATGGTCAAAACCTCATTCGGTAGGTTCCTCAATGATCGCTTCGAGTACGATCAGATCTATTGTGGTCAGTTTAGCATCTTCCACATCGGAAAACGGTATGGGGTTGCCGATTTCTACGGTTGATTCTGCCGCCTCGGCAATCAAATTTGTGACACCTGCCATCGCCTCCTCGGGGATCGCATATTTCCCCTCGGCAATGATGGCTTTCCCTTCCTCGTCTTTGAGCGAAGCATTCTCACAAATCGCCTTTCGGGTTTCCTCGAATATCGAAACACCATTTTCGAATGCCTTAGACATCCGGCGAAGGGCAAACATCGTTTTGCCTTTGAGGGGGGCGCTCATGAGTTTCGAAAACGACACTGCGAACTGAGGGTTTTTGACTGTGGAGATCTTGATCATTTTTCGGTTCCTTTCGGTGGTTGACAGTTGTTTCTGCACTATATAATGAATCAAACCGCTTTGCAAAACATTCTAACACGCACCTAGCCTTGCCATTAGATTTGACACCGTGCTCTGAAGGGAACGAATTGTTGAATCATAATTCTCACACCTTCCCATTAACTCTTGAACAACGGATAGCGTTTCATATGACCAACCGTGCGTGATTTCCCACGGCTGCACGCCTTTAGGAACGTCCTCGCCAGCGCCATCATCGTACTTGTTCACCTTTTCAGGGTAGATCTCGTTCAATTCCTGAGCAATTGGGCCGATACCTTCGCCGCCATACTTGAACTGATACCGACACAGCTTGATGCTTTTGACCTTATTCCATTGGGACTCAAGCGGGGTGATTTCTTTTTTGATTCGCCTATCCGAACCGCTAAATGCAACCCAATCCGAACCCGTGCCATTTCTCTGAATGCCACCGGCTGCCGTAGTTGAACTATGCTGAAACTGCAAATACTTCTGATTAGACGCTGATCCAGTAGATCTGAGGTTGACAAATGCATCGCCGATGCCCGTGCCCGCTTTGCTTGAGAAAAACACATGTTGCACATCGGCACCGGCAGACGGCCCGAAGGTAAACGCTCCTGTTGGCAAAGCGAACCCGATTAAATCCGCGTCGGTATCAACCCCATCATCGTCCTGATTGGCGTGGAATTCTATACAATTTGCGCTATTTGTAAGCGCGGCAAGGCATAAAATACCTCCGCCAGCCCTTGTTGAAAAGCTACGGCCATCGGCACCGCCAGAAGGACGGCAGTTTGCTAGAACTGCCGTGATCTGATTCGGGCAATCACCGGGTGTCATATGGAACCCATATGAGTTGATTGCCCCAAGAATCCAAGATCCTACCTGCGTGACAGATCCGTTTACGCCCGCCGCTACATCCCCGTCCGCCGCCAAGTTATTGTAGAATATAAGGCTGTTTGCCGTGTCTGTCGTTCGCGGAAAAAATCCAATACTCGCGCCGCCTATCCCGGTTTTCCGGCTCGGTGCCCCCGATGCATGGTAGGTATTTGCTCCAATTCTTATGGCACCGTCAGAGTCATTTGCGGTCGCCGAGGTTTGTGCAAAAATGCTTTTTGATACAGTGTGATATGTGGTGTATGGAGTATTTGAGGGAGGCCCCCACGTCCATGCGCCGTTTTCATCATGAAAACCCACGTTAGCAGTGCCCGAATGAAACTCGCAACCACCTGCAGCCGTGGCATTTCGGTAGCCACGGATTACGCCTCGTCCCGTTGTCTCATTGAACCCAAACCTAATGACTCCCGGAATGGTTCCCGTTCCCTGGCCGGTCACAATTAAAGCGGCATCAAAAGCGTTCGCCGCCTCCATATTTTTTCCACGGATCGTGTGGGCACCGGCATATCCGCTCGGGCCAAATGTCCAGCCTCCCGCGTCAACGGCGCTAGCAATCACCGTACCCGCTGAATTTTTGAAAGAGAATCCCGTACTCATAAAGGTTAAAACGGAAGATACCAAACCGATATCACCGACAACCGCCGCCTCGGACCCAATGCTGACCACGGCCGCGTCATTGGGGGCCTTGAAACTCCATTTGTTTCGATTGGAGGAAACCTTGATATACGCGGTTGCCGATCCGCCTTCTTCGATTTCGATGCCCGCGCCGTCGCCGCTGGTGGCGAGACCGCCATCATTGAGGGTGAGAAGTTTGTCGGTCACATATGTGTTGGTTGTGTGAACCTCGGTGATCGAGCCATACAGCGCAATGGTTGCGCCGGTTCGCCCGATGTTTATAAGCGAGGCGTTTGTTGCGCCGATATTCAGGGTGTCCCCAAGCGTTTCGCAGTCGAGGTATCCCGTATGAACCCAATCCGTTGCATAAACCTTGTCGGTGTACAGCGCGCGCCAGCGCGTCCCCGTTGCACCGAGATCCCTGGTGCCGTCCGCCTCGGCGGAAATATCGCCAGCCACGTTTGCGCCCGACAAAAAGGCATTCCACCGTTGCGCTGATTTTCCGAGGGCCTTGCCTGTGGTGAGGGGCGAGAGTGAACCCGTGCCGTTGGGTTCAATGATCACGTCCCCGTCAACCGTAGTCGTGGTGATTTTCTTCGTCTGTACGTCGAGATCAGCCGACAAATAAGGCGCGGGATCGCTGCCGAGGAACCCGAAAAGCTCATCCCATTGTGTGCCGTTTCGCACCAGCACTAGCACTTTTTTGGGATCGTCCAACACAATATCGGCACCGAGGCGAAGGTTGATCTGGCCCGTGATCGCACCGCTCATGTGTTTGACAGTGATAACTCGCGCCGCATTGACCGAATGAATGAGACAGATCCGACCTTCGGCGAGGTTCGAAGGATTGATTGCGGCAAGATCGTCCGTCGCCGCCAGCCCTTCGGTGTCAACTGGCGTGATACCCGTAGTGGGGAGAATGACGCCCACATTGATTGCCACGCCCGCAATCGGACCGCCGCCGCCGAGACTGGCATCGGTATTTCTTTCGAGGTAGTTGAGCCATTCATGGGTGTATTTTCCGAGCCAATTGAAATATTGGAGGGGTGGATATTCTTGAACCCAGCCCGTATCCTGCTTTCCACTCGAAGGTGTTATCACGTCCGCCGAGACATCCGATGCCCACCGTGGGCGTTCCGCTGGTTTCGCAATTTCCGTCATGATTCACCTCATAGGATTGAAACAAATTGGCCGCCATCATCGGCCCCTGGTGCCGAACTGAAACCTAATGCTTGCGGGTTGGGATTGCCGAGAAACGCGAACGGGTGATCCGAATACCCGGCCGCGAGGTAGTTGAGCCGAACACCAGCCGGACACATTTGTTGCATTTGCGAAAATATGAGGGCGGGATCTGCCGGGTTCGTCGGATTGATGATTGTCATGTGCAGCGCGGCGGGGAAGTCCTCAACAAATTCAACCGCGTCTCCTTGCATCAACTGCTGAAGGATCGAAATCAATTCCTCGGGCGTTCCATTCGAAATATTTTTCGAGACTTTGAAAAACAAAAGCGCCCTATAGTTGGCATCCGTTGCGCCGTTGCGGGGCTCATCAAGAACTATGCCCCAACGATCCAGCACGGCCCCGGTTGCGGTCTGAAGCGGTAGTTTCGCGAGGAAATCAAAACCCGCGTCCTCTACATCCTGAGCTTGCGTTCCATGCATCCCAACCAATCCCTCGGCCCCTGCGAGGCCCCGGAATTGATACAACATGCGCCCAATGGCATCGGTGAGGTGTGTGGTGATTTTTGTGATTGTCATACGCTCACCACCGTTGTCCGCGAGGCATCAAACCGAGCGTACTCGGTGCCGTCAATGGAAATGTTTGATGTGGCCGAGGGGGCTGGTGTGGTGTCCGCCTTTATGACGATCTCGACAATGCCGGGGATTGTGTTTATCGGCGTGAAGAAACGCGGCAAAACCACGTCCTGTCCGATTTCAAAACCAGCGCCATATGCGAGAATGGCATCGCGCACCAGATCGTCACCATTCGTCGGATATACGCCGCCCGGTTCGCTCGGATCGGTATTCACTACCAGTTCAATTCCGAGGTAGATCAAAACCTCGTTCGGCCGCGAGAATTTCACCGTCTGAGAAAATCCCTGAGAGTCAATCACGCTGCCGGTGAGGTTTCCGAACGTCTGAATTCCGGCGGGTTTTGTTTCCCATATTGTCTCGAATATTTCTTGATTTGTGCCGCCCTGTACGAACACTTCATAGCTGTGTGGCGGGCGTCCGTCACCGTCCGTTACATCGGTGTTGTTCTCGAAAACAAACGCCGTATCGACGCCAGTTAGCTGTCGAATGGTTGTCACGATCCCGTTGACCGTTGAGGTTCCCGCACGCTGCAGGGATTCAAGCCGTCGCAAGCGAAGCTCGGCGTCCGTTTCGCGATTCCTGCCCACAACCGCGTCAAGCAAATTTGTCACGCTGTCAAGGCCAAAAAGCGGGGTTTCAATGACGGTCAAGGTTCCCGCCGCTGCAGCTACGGCCCCCGTGGTTTCCGCGCGGCATTCCAGATCGATATGCGGAAGGAATCCCTTTTGGGTTTCCGCTGGCGTTACCGTGATTGCGGCCGATCCACCGTCCTGCAGGGTGTTCGCCGAAATGGTCACAAGGGGCTGATCCTGTTCGCCGTCCGATCCTGCGAAGGTTAAGACAATGCCGCCAGAATATGAGCCCGAGACAACCACGCCGCTCAAATTGCTCAAGGCATTGAGCGCCGTTTGTATCGTGCCGTTGCTCGCGTTGAATGCTAGGGAGGCCGTGGCCTGGCCGTCGAACGTGATCTGCCATGCGCCCGAGGCGGGCGTTGCCGAGAATGAAATTGTTTGAACCTCATTGATACCAGCGTGAACCGTGCCCGACTGCAGCGCAACAAAGCGGTTGGCGGGCACGCCTACCACGGAAAAAATCGAGTTGGCTGGTATGAGTGTGCCGAGGGTTCCAAACACCCGAGCCGTGACCGAGGAAAACGTGGCAGGAAGGCGGGAGGTTCCCGTGAGGGCAACGGCGTTGTCAAGGCTCGCACCGCTGGCGGTATCGGGAAAATTGGAATTGTACAGGTCTTCCAAAAGTTCCCAGAGTAGCGCTTCCCGCTCGGAAAATATTCCAACAATTTGCCCGAAAATAGACGTTGGGAGAAGGTTGACACCCGCGCCGAAAAGGGTTCGGAAGGATATTTCTAGTTCGGCTTTGATTTCTGGCTGTCGTTTCTTTATGAAGCCGGTATCTGTTAACCCGTATGCTGTCATGCTTAAACTCCCACCAGGCCAGAATACGACAACACGCCGTCGGTAGTGGTCGCCTGGAATGTGACCACAAGAGATCGGTCTGTCTGAAGGTCAAATGAAAGTGTATTTAAAGAAAGCACCCCCGGAGTGTCGAGTATTGCCTTTGTAAATACAGCGTTCAGGATCGTGAGATCCGGGTTTTTCTTGAACACATCGTCAAAATATGGCACGCCAACCGTGGGATCAATAAACCACTCTCCGCGAAATGTGCTCAGTCTCATTTGTAAATGCTGGCGAATGGCGTCAATTCCCGATGTCAAAGCGGGCTCGCCGTCCACAATCTGAATATCTTTTGTGACAGAATCCAGTTTCAGATCCATGCGCCCTCCTAAGCCACGGTGCCGGTGCCCGAAGCCGAGCCCGTACATGGCCCGTTCGGCGCTAGAATTCCTGCGGCGGGAACCGATACGCTCACCGCTGCATTCCCCGTGATGTATTCAACGATCGCCTCACAAATGGGCTTCAAAGCGGCCTCCTGAATGGCACTGTCTTGGGCCGTCCCGAGTTTCGTTTTGACCGCTGCAAAAAGGCCAGCGCCCGTCATTGCCATTTTCTCACCCCTTTTCTGTGAATAGAATATCAGACAGAATCCCGCTGTCACTAATGGGACTGGCCTTGAGTGCTTCAAGCGCTACCTTCGCGTTGGTCAAAAGCAATGCCTTGGCTGGATTCGGGGCCGTAGGATTGCCGGGCGAGGTGACAATCACATGATCGCCTGCAATGAGCACGTCAAGGATTGCGGCCAATTGTGTGTGAATATCCTTGAGGTATTGCTGCAGGATTTTGCCTAGCACCACGTTCTCGGCGGGCGTGCTGGTTGCCCCGCCCATGAGAATTTCCCCGCTTTCCTTGAGCGTCAATTTTGCGGCACCGTTCACCAGATCCGCTTGCCCGTCCACACCAGCGAATGCGCCAGCGTCCGGATAGAATCCAGGGAGGGCAATGGCATCTGACAAATGATGCTTTCGGAAATCATCCGGATCAACCACGCCGCCACGCTGCCGGAAAATATCAACACTGCGTTCGACAAACACGAGCAAAACCTGATCGCCACGCTTCAAAGGGAAGTGCAGGAAACCCACGCCCGAGCGCGGGAAGCAGACCGGCACGTTGGAAATGAGGGGGAGATTTGTCACCGCGCTATCGGCGTACTTTTTTTGTAGCGCTGGTTGAACGTCGGCCGTCTGTTTCGCCGCGTCATAGGTTTGCACAATGCCGGGTAGTGCCACATGTAGATCGGTTAAGCGCGCCTCGATTGCGTTTTTCAGAAGTGCCTGAAGTGTCGGGTTTTCCGTTGTCATTGCGGCAGATACCCCTCACATTTTGTAAGCCAAGTGCCACCGAAATTGTCTCCCTCGTGACTGATTTTAGTCACGCGGTAGGTTCCCGCAATATTCGCTGACTCGATTTGAATGAGTCGGCCCGGCCTGAGTTTCGGCTGCAGTAACATATCAAAAGTGATCCCGTTGGTGTCGCCCGAGGCCGCCGCCGCCTTGATTTTTCCTGGCGATCCGATCAGGCCAGTGTTTGAATTGACCACAAATTGCTCTTCCTGCGTGCCGGTATTTGTTTCCAGGAATTGGATTTCACCATCCTGAATTGACCACTCAAGGCCAACGCTTTTTGTGAGGGAGTCAAGCGTGTCCTTCGCAGATCCAGAAAAAACCGCGCCCGTGCCGAATGATTTGAATTGATTGAGAAGGAAGGTTTTTACCGAGGTGACACCGCCGCTCGTGACTTCGCGCATGCTGGCAGTCACCTTATCCAATACTTGCTGAATGGTTGCGCCGGGAGGAAATGAGAGATCTATTTTCGCTTGCTGGTATGCCTTTTCCCCGTCCCCACATTCGATTTCTGTTATGAGATCCGGCCCTACCTTTTTGGTGAATGCCTTCGCAATCGTTCCAAAAAAGATCTGTTCGAACTCATCGCCGTACCCTACATCAAGGGAACAAATGGCATCCTTCATTTCAATTCTCGCGCGGGAAGTGTCGCTCAAATTGTAGATGGAAATGGCCGCCGTGTTTGGGTTTGATTCAAGGTTTTTTTCCACCTTGAAGGTAACGCGAAAACCAAGATACTCTTTTTCTAGCATGCCAGTTGAGCCGATTCGAAGCCGGCACGCCCGTATGTATTGCCTCATGCTTCCGACTCCTGATATAGCATGACACACCGCACTCCGAGATCCGCCTTTGCACACTCTGCATTGAGTCCAGAAGTGTCGAACAAAATGAGCACGCCGGGAGGGAGGGCAACATTGACAAATCGCCCGAGAAGATCTGAATTGACAACCAGGGGAACGCCGCCCACTAGTTCAACCTGAGAGTCATTGCGGACTATCAGACTCCATTGCTCCGCGCGGGTGTTCCATTGCACCTCGAAATTGAAGGTGCGACCCTCAAGTGCCACATTGAAATCAAAAGCGTCGAGATCATTTCTGAGCGGGATTTGTATCGTGGCCATGTTAACCCCTCAACCCGGTTAAGCGTGAGAGAAGTGATCCCGAGTCCGTTTGCACCTTTTGCGCGGGTGTCTGGGGACTCGCTTTTCCGAGCGAAGATTTGTTTTGAAACTGTGGATCTGAGCTAATGGCAATAGTTCGGCTTTCCACAATTCGCACTTCCTGAAATAGAGCGCTGAATCGAAGCGCCCGGCCAGTGTCAACCGAGCGAGGAATGGTTAGGGTTTTGAGGATCATATTCTCGTATTGCTTCAGGCCAGTGATCACACTTATTGGTTCCCTGGCTTGCTGAATGGCGAGCAATTCCTCATATGTTTTGCGGCTCCGGTTATCATCAAACAGACTTCGCAAGCCCTGCAGGAATTTGATTGGAGTGTCGGAAACCAACCCTTCGATTGTCAGTTTCGCGGGTTTCACCTGAACATGATCGGTGATATTCGCCCCGTCCTCAACGGGATTCTCGGTCACATCACAGTCGGTTTCGTGGCTTTCAGTGATCGCAACGTCAACCTCGATTGTTGCGATCTGCAGTTTTCTTTTCGTGCCATAGACTAGGCTCAAAAGGCTCATCGCTCACCCCTCTAATAGAATACGCCGGGAACCGTGGCCCGCGCTGCCGGTCGCAGGATTTTTTGGAATTCCTCGGCCGCTGCCTGCCGCACCGCTTCGCCCACTCCCGCCGCGTCGGTACCGGGGGGAACGGTCACGTTGATCGTTGACTCCATTGTCACCGCCCCGCCTGCAGGGGAGGGGCCGACCGTGGCGGCCGGTGTGATTCCAGGGAAGGGCGAGCTCGCAACGCTGGCAACCTGAGCGAGCGCTGTTTGCGCGTCGGCCTCGGGCGAGCCGAGATCGATCCCGAGGCGGGCCGCGAGGGTTCCGAATTTCCCCCGAAGGAAACCGAAAGCGTCCGCAACGGCACCCTTCACGGGATCGATTATGGCCCCCCGGATTTTCTCCCCGATGGCCCCGAGCATGCTCAAAAATGAATCGGCCACGGCTTGCACCGCGCCCGCGAGCACATCCTTGATTTTGGAAAACGCCCCAAGGATCGCCTCCCCAATTCCAGCGAGCGCCCCCATGAGCCGATCCTTGAGGGCGACCGCCACATCAAAGAGCGAAAGAAAGGCTCCCCTGACCACATCGCCTATTGTTGCAGCGAAATCCGTGAGCGCCTGGCGGGGATCTGTGGCGATGGCCACAAACGCCTCAGCCACGCCCTGAGCGAGCAAAATGAGCCCGTCAAGCGCTTGCCCTATACCGGCCAAAAGAAACTCTCCCAGCGGCACCAATGCGGCGATTGCGAGATCTACCGCTCCATCAACGGCATTAGCAAACGAGTCAAACGCCCGCTCGGCTTCCTGGCGAGGAATGCCAAATAATTCGAGGAAGCCCACGGTGAGGGCGCGGATGGCTTTGTATCCGATCTCTTTCGCGCGTTCGAACCAACGAAAAAGTTTTTCGAGAATCTGATCCTTGTTTTTAAGAAGGAAACCCAACACCGAGGGGCGGCCGTCAAGGAATGCGATGAAATCTTCGATCACCAAAAACGCCGCTACGATGGCGGCCCCAATCAAAACTGGCCCGAGCAATGCCGAGCGCCAGGCCATAACGGCCGCGCGCCCAATGGCAATGAAACCCTTCGCCACGTCGAAAATTGCCATGCCCAAACGCCCGAGGGCGAAGAGTCCCATAACGCCGGCAAGGACGGATAACACGGTTGTAAACCCGCCCACCGATTTCGCAACCGAGTCAATGGCGATCACCAGCGCGCGGAATACCTGCCAAACAGCCATGGACACGCGCCATAATTGCTGCAGGAATTTGCTCAACACTTCGACAAATGCTTGAATTCTTGATTTCAGAATTTCCCTGTTAGACAAAATCCATTGCCGGACGGCCACCATGAGATCCATTATAACGGGAATGAGTCCCGTGCCGATGCTTCGCGCGATGCCTTTCGCCACGCCTGAAAGCCTATCAAGCTCATCGTTAAAAGCGGCCCCCGCCTCAACGGCTGCCTCGTCCATGATGAACCCGAGCGATTCGGCCTCGGCCCCGAGCGCTCTTATTCCGTCCGATCCCTGGTTCAGAAATTGCACCAGTTGATTGCCCGAGCGGCCAAAAAACTGCATTGCCATGGCGCTCTTTTCGGCCCCTGGCGGTAGCTTTTTGAAAGCGTCGGCCATGGACACGAGCAATGCATCGGGGGCTCGTAGCTTGCCGCTTGCGTCCCTGGCGGAAATCCCGAGCGCCCGAAACGCCTTTGACGCTTCCGAGTTTGAATCGGCGGTATCCATGGCAGCACGAGACAAAAAGCGCAAGCCATCGGCCAGCATTTCCTGGCTGGCCCCACTCATTTGAGCGGCGTACCCTAAGCGCTGCAGGGAGTCATAGTTGACGCCGAGAGCAATTGAGGTGTTTTTTATGGCAGCGGCAGCGTCAGCTGTGCTTTTCGCAATCCCAAAAAGGCTCGCCGCCGCACCTACTGCCGCCGCGCCAATGGCAAGCAATCCGGTTTTGATTTCCTCAAGTCCCCGCTCCATTTTTTGTAGCGGGGCATCGTCCACATCGAAACCAAAACTGACAACCAATTCCCGAACTGTGGCCATTTATCACCTCGTTTTGCTTGCGCGTTCTTGTCTTTTTCGCGCTGCGTCCTCGGCCTCGTCCCGAATGTCTAGCGCTTCGTTTGCGTCCGCCAGATCGTCAATGCTCCAATGGCTTTCAATATCCCTCAAACTGCCGGCACCGGCCAAAACCACCCGCCACACCGCCCATTCTACATTGGCCCGGCCCGGCTGGTAACAGCCGTCACCTATGATTTTTTGAGGGCGGCGATGCCTGAGAAAAAATCCTTGAAATTCACCTCAAGGACGAACGCCAAAACTTTGAACAGATGCCCCATTTGCCCACAAAAATCCATGTCGAAAACGATAGGCTTGCCGTCCCTGGTTGTGGACGTGAGCAATTCCTTGACGGTCAATTCAAGGGTCGCCTCATCGCATGACTCGAAAAATGCCTGCACGGCCTGGCCCAAAACCTCGGCGCTCACCTCGGAATCAAGGGCCTTCGATCCGGGCTTGACCATGCCGGCGAGTTTGGCAATGGGGTTAGAAATAAACTTGCCCAGCCGATGCATCATCTTGATGCCTTTCGTGGCCGGGAATTGTGTCGTGGTGTATTTCACATTGTCGATAATTTTCTCTTGTGTGTGCTGCATATGTGTCTCCAATGAAAAGGCGGGAACCGCGAAGGCCCCGCCGTTATGTCTCCACAAACCCCATTCGGGGAGGCGTTGTATCAGTTTCCGCCAGTGAACACGGCGAGGTTGTCAGTTTCAAGAATCCATTCCCTGGTGCCGATTTCCCGCCCGAATTCTGCAGGGGGGTGTTTCACGATCCAAGCGGTTTCTGCAGAATAAAGCGAGGAACCCGAGTTATCCTTTACCAGCACGGGAACAATGCCCGAGTTTGAAAGCTCATCGGCAGTCACGAGGGCCGACAAAAAAGCGTTGGCATCGGAAGATTGTGCCAGAGTGAAAGTCATTCGCCCGCTTTTGTTGTTTGACTTGGCGCGGGTTCCCTCGCCATCGGTGCCGATATACAGGGCGAAATTGTCGGCATTGCGCTCAACCGTCAGAAACGTGCCATCGGCGAAACCAGTCACCTGAAAACCGCCTACAATGATGGCAACCTGAGAAGGATCATAAGTCTTTGCGGCCATTTTTCACACCCTTTCTTAGATAGAAACCGTTCCAGTGATTCGAGTTTTATGCACGGCACCAGCCAATGGGGCATCGAATGAAATGCCCGGCATATAGCGGTTCCCCTTGTCAGTCGGGCTTTGGTCGGCAACCTTTGGAACCGTCACCGTGAATTCAGGATCGGCAGCCAGAAGGCCAACGCGCACACCCTCAGTCAATTGGGCGCGCACTTCATTCTCGATAATGCCAGCGCCGGCATCGGTGTATGGCACCTTCTTGGCATTCACCAGCTTCGAAAACACCCGCTCCTGAATCCGCGCTTCAAGCCAATCGACGCCAATAATGATGTCGATAAATTCACCCGAGGCAACCTTGCCCTCGGCAAACATATTGACGCCGCCAACGGTTTGATAGTTGTTGGCATTCTTGGCGAGCGCTGCAGTTTCCTGGGAAGCGGTGAGCACATCGGCAGAAACGGCCGCGAGGGTTTTGAATTTGAATGTGGCCGAGCCAGGATCTTCGGGAAGCATTTTCCCGAGAATGGCCGCGTCGATATAATCATCGGTAACGGGGGCGTGGTAAATGACTGCCGTGCGGTCGTGTCCCGCGTTTTTGAGCACATAAGCGATGTCGCTTGTTGCGCTTCCAACCAGAATATTGGCATCGGAAGACCGGGCCACAAAGATCTTTCGGCGCGCTTCAATCCACAGGGCGGCCTCGAATTGAATAGCAAAAGTCTTAGCGGTTAGCACCAGTGCATACCAGTCGTCGGATTCGGCCTGAATTTCGGTGAGGCCGTCCTGCACGGTCACGCCAGGGGTAGGATTCGTAAGAATTCCCGTTAGGCCCACAACCGATGTGATCGCCAGGGTGGACACCGTCAAAGTGCGGTCGGCTTCCGCGAGAATGGTGATCGTGAAAGTCGGGGTTCCCACCAGCGTCGCCGATGCCACTCCGTCAACGGCTTCGATTGCGGTTTTGAGCGCGGCGTATGTAGTCGCCGTGCAGACCGTCCCATTGACCGTGACAGAAACCGAGTCGGCACCTGCCATGTCTTGGTTGAAATCGAGAACGTACTCTGCCGGCGTATTGGCATCGAGGCGGCCAATGGCGATCCTCGTGGGGCTCGGAGTCTGAGAAAACGCTGCAGACGCTGCCTTATATTCGGCGTCGGACGTTGCGAAATCATCCGCTACGCCGTCAATATCGGTATAGAAACGGATTCGCTCAGGGAAAGTCCCATTCGTGCCGGCAATGAGCATCGTGCCAAAGCCCGCTTGAGTGACTACCCGTGTTGCCCTCGTGATCTGCACGTCCACTACATTTGAAATACCCATAAAATTCTCCCTTCGGTTCACTCAAACGAGGCCGGGAATGGCCTTGAGAATTGCCAAAATAAAATCCCAGATCGGACCAACCCAACCCGGTGCAAACATTTTTACGGCCCAACCTGCTGCTCCCATGATAGCAAGGACAACACTAATCGTCCCCTTCCAGGGAAACGGTTTTTTCGGTTCAACCGCTGGCGGTGGAAGCGGGATCGGCGTTGGCTTCGGCCGTTCAACGGGAGTCGGCACCGGCCGAGGCGGGGGAGGCGGCGGCGGGGGCTCAGGCATTGGGGCCGGCCCCTCGGGGAAGCGCTCGGCGTACTCCACAAATTTTCTGTAAAGCTCAGTCACCTGCCATTTTTGCGCTTCCGTCAATACCGGCAGGGATTCAACCGTCAAAAATTCTGCGAATCGAGGCATTGCATTTATTGCCTGATCCCGGATCGAGCCGCCGAACCCGAACCCAAAAATATCAGTTTCGCTGGTGATGCCCACAAACCATTTCGTTCGGACGGATGCAATTATTGCAATCACAAATGGATTCATTCCAGTGCCCGCGCACGCCTTGATAAATCCCTGCTCAATAAGGTTGTCCCCTACGGCCGGGCTTTTCAAACGCGAGGAGCGTTCAAACCAATGAATAAACTCGGTTGGATCGTATTCAGCCGGCAATGGCTCGCGAAGCAAAAGCTCCATTTCAATCCCCCTCGGGAGGCGGCAACGGGTCGCCAATCAACGCCGTGTCGTTCATCCCCATTATTTGCACCGTTCGAACTGATCCCAGCGTATCACTCAAGGATTCGGTTGCCAAAAAGGTAGCGTCAAATGCGAACCGCCCTTCGAATTGGGTAGCCATAAAGGTTGTCAGGTTTTGAATGTCGCCCTCATCCGAAACCGAGATCCCCGAAAGGCGAAGCGTGGCGAGTGCCGAGGGCTTGCCGAGGGAGGAATTGAGCGCAATGGCAAGCGCGTGCGCGCTCGGGGCATCCGTCCCTAGCACTTGCACTGAAAGAACGAAGCGGCGGTGCCCGCACAATTCAAAAGCGCCCTCGGTTGCGGTGTGGCGAAGCTCGTCCGCGCCCATATCCCGAAATGGGCCGTTGAGTTTCAGGGTGACAAACGGCCTGGCGGGATGAGGGGCCGCTTGATCTGCCCACACAACCTGAGCCCCTTGAGAATTGGCAGCGGCCCATGCATACCATGCCGCCCTAAGTGTGCTCAGATTCATGTTTCAACCCTCGTGAGGTAGCATTTAAAAAACGAAAGATCGTATTCCCACGGCTCAACGCGATGCACCTGATATGTGCGCCCGCGAAGCGTGACCATATCGGCCGGCTGCCGGATTGCCTCGTCGGCCGCGCGAAGCTCAGTCACCGTGTAGATTTTGAGCGTTTCGCTTGACCGCTGCAGTTCGGGGAGGTTCGCGTGCTCCCGTCCGTTGAGCGGTTGCACGCTGCCAGTTGTGGCGATGGTTGTCGTGGCCCCTCCCACAAAAACCCCGCTTGAATAACTCCCGGTCGCCAATCGCGTGACCGTGATTGGCTCGGAGAAACTGGCGATAAGGGCGGCCGCGTTTGCAATGCTCATGATGCTTTTTCCTCGCGTTCCTGTAACACCCAAGTGATCGACTGTCGCAATTGCCCGGTGTCGATAAGGGCGACTTGCCCCGCCTTCCCGTTGATTGTCTTCTGTTCAATGCGCTCGGGCGTGAGCGGGGGCGGGATGCCTTCGGTGATCCTCATGACGCAATCGGTTTTTATTTTCTCACCGAGCAATCCGAGTGCCACATATGCTTCAAGGTTTCCCTTGAATATTTCCTTTTTCAATTCCTTCGCAATTGCGAAATACTTGGACCGATTTTTGTCAAGCGTGGCCCGAAGAAAAGAGCGTTCAGGGTTGTTGCCAAGGCCATACTCGTGGAATGTTGCGATCTCGACAACCGTTATCGGGAGTGTGTCCTCTCCCACGGGAGTTGAGGAACGCTTTCGCGCGGTAGCGTCGGAACCCTGAACACCGATTTTGACCGATGGCTTTGCCTCAACCTTTTTCATTTCTCTCAAGATCTTTTTGAGCCCGAGATCCCGATCTGAAATTGAGGTTTTCGCCATCATTCACCTCAAGTCACAATGGGGGAAGTGAATATTGATTTCCGAAGTCGAATGAACTCAATTCCGTATCCGGTTGTCGAATATGTTGCGTCAACAGTTGACGCCGAGGTTGCATAAGAGCGCTGCAAATCCCCGACCTTTTCCGATGTAACCGGGCCGGAAGCGCCAGCGCTGCCACGGTTCGCGCTCGCAAGCAAGTGCGCGGCGAGGTAGGCAACACCGAGATCATACTTAGTGTTCCACACCCTTTCATTCACCGAAAGCGCCGCGTCATCCAAAAACATCTGAACGCGATCATCCGCGACCGTGGCGAATTCCGGGAACCGCGTTTTGAATTGTGCGGGCGTTGTCATTTTTCATCGCCTTTCACGTCCGTGCTTTTGAGTTGTGCAGCGATTGCCTTGATAACAACGGGCCGGGTTTCTGAATTGTGCCACGCGGTGAGAATACTTCTGTCATATGTACCGCTCACCAATTTAAGCGCCTCCTTTGAAGGAAGGGACAGAAGGTTGTCGTCCTCGGCAACCTTGTCGGCCGCTTCCCCGTCAAGGGCGACCTTCAAATATCCCGCTTCGATCTGCTTTTGAATCATGGGATTCTTGGCCATCACATCCCAATATTTCCGCTCAACCTTATTGACACCAGGCATGAGCCGCACGACTTTCGGGAATTTTGCGCCCGGCACGAGGCAGTTTCCCATTCCCATGACTCTGGTTGTGGTATTCTCGACGTAGATCATTTTTTAAATCCTTTTTTGTGGAGGAACGGACGGGGGCGAGTGCCCCCTTTTTAATTAGATGCCTTCGACAATATTGACGCTCATGGGATAATAAATCAACACGCCGCCGATACGCTGGTGGCATGCGACAATGAATTCCAACCCGCGTGCTTCCTCGGGGAATTGCTCAAAATCCTGCGGAATTTCGAGAGTGAGGGCATCGGGATCGCGGCGATAAGCAATCATCACATCGGCCCCGCCAGTGCCGGCAGCGTCAAGCTCATTCACCCATTCCACCGTTTTGATGTACTGGTTGTTTTTGAGGAAGTGCTGAAGAATTGTGGTGTCCGACTGAGCCGACCGAGGGGTGTCATTGATGTGGTTGAATTGCTCAAGGGGCAGCAAAAGCGTGTCGGGAATTTCCACGCCGTTGGTGCTTTCCACCACGAAATTAGCGGCCGCGTTGAGGTCGCTCAGGATCTCGTCGGGTGTCTTGAGTGCAAACGTAGTCGAAGCGCCCACGCCAACGGCTGCCGTGGTACGGGTCACGTTGGGATTCGTGAGGAACCCAACTAGGCCAGTAGCATTGTCGCCGAAATATGCGATCCGGTTTTCCAACTGCATGATGGCTCGCTTTGCAGCGCTGGCCTTCCGAGCCTGCAGGGGCTTGCCGGCCTGGCGAGCGTTGCGGATTTCTTGCACGTTGTATCCGAAACTCGATCCCAGAGACTTGATCCGGGCGGTAAACTCGCGGCCAACAATATCGGCGCGGGGGAGATCATCGGCGTAGGATGCAATGATCTTCGCCATTCCGACTTGATCATATTGCTGATACACAATGGATTCGGCACCGGGGCCGGCCTCGAAAGAAACGGGGAAAAGGCGGCGGGCCTTCAGTTCTGGATACTTGACGTCATAGGTTTTGGCCTTGATCGACTCAAGCTCCCTGGTGAAAAATGCGGTTTCTGCGGCATCAAGATGCAAATGACCAGGCATAAAAAAGCTCCCTTCTAAACAAGAAGACACCGGGACAACCCCGGTATCAGTTCATCAGTCCGGCCGTGCGAAGGGCCGCAATAATTGCATCGATCTTTCCTTCGGCCCCGTCCATTCTTCCCTCAATCAATCCCATGAGGGTTGACACGGCAGCCTGATCAGCCTTCGCCAGGAATCCGGCCTCAACCTCAACATCCGAAAATGCGGCATTGAGCGCAACGGCCACGGGGGCGGTGAGGGTGAATGCAGCGGTTGCACCGAGGGGCGCAATGGTCGTCATGGGGGCCTGAGCAAGGTTGATTTCGACCAGCGCCAGCCCGCCAGCGGAAGCGCTAGTGAGGAATTTCGACGCGCCGAGAGCAATGCAATCGGTGCTATCAACGGCGTTGCGGAATGCACCAGCGCGCTCGGCACCAGCGGCCACGGCGCGAACGAACACGGGATCGCCAGCGGCAACGGAAGTCTCGGGGCGAACCCAAACGGTGCCACGGCGAAGGACATTCACAGCGGATTGTGCGGCATATCCGGCCACACCGTTGTTGATATTGTCGGCATGAGAGAACAGGGTCACACCGATCACGCGGTCGGTTGTGGCGGCGAGCAAGCGGCACTCGTTATCCTGTGTCCCCTGAGCTACGGCCAAGCCAAAGCCAACGGTGGAATTGGAAACCAGGGCGGTGTCGTTTGTCAGTGTGAGGTTCCCCTCGGCCTCGGCAACCGTGAAATCCTGGCCGGCCACGAGGCTTTCGATGTAAAGCTCATCGGCATCCTTGACGGACGCGCGGCAATAAAGGCGAGCAACCGAAGCATTGACAGCGGCAATGAGGCCGTTTCGCTTTGTGGTCACGGTGCCCACGGCACCTTCATTATAGGCAACCGTTGTCACCACGCCGGCAGGGCTGGTAAGGGTGAGGGTCAATTCCTCGTCGGCGGCGGCGTCAACCGAAATGGTATAGCGCTTTTTGACGCTGGTGCCGTTGACGTGCGAGCGCACATATGGTTTGTCCAGATCACCGAGCGAACCCTCGGCCGCAATTCCCTGAGTCAGGCTGTATCCGGTCTGCATAAAAATCCCCTTCTAAAAATCACCAGGGTCATCCGGGTGAGGTGTTACTTGGTTGCTTTGTAGGCGTTTCTGTCGGCTTCCATTGATCGCTTGCGGGCGTCGGCTGCAGTCGGGGCGGCCCCGTCTGTTTTCACGGCTGCCACGGTGGTTGCCAATGCATCATTGCGCGCGGCGGGGGCCACGGAAACGATGCCTTCAAACAGTCCGTCGATATAAGCGTCCGTGCGATCCTTTGCGTCAAAGTCATTCATCTTGGCCTTGATTGTCTCGACCTTGATTTCGCGCTCGGTCAAGCCGTCGAGTTTCACCTTTGCGGTGTCAACAAACTTCTCGGCTTTTTTGCAAAGGTCGGCGCGGGCGATCACGAGTGAATGGATTTTTGCCGAGTCCATTTTGTTCGCTTCGGCTTCGGCTTTAACGCCTTCAATATCCTTCTTGCAAGCGTCCATTTCGATATCTTTTGACGCGAGCATGCCCTTGAGGTTGTCAATTTCAGCTTGAAGCTCGGCCATTTTCGAACCTGAAGCCGTGCCCATTTCCTCGTCCTTTTTGAATTTTGCAGTGAGCGCCAAAGCAACCGGCTCGCTCACCTCCAATTCAATCCCATCAACACGGATCTTTGTCATGCAAAACACCCCTTCCTGATTTTGCTCGGTCTGCACGGCAGCGCCGGCATCCAAACGGATTCTAACGGCCGGGCCAGCGCGGCCCCTCGAAACAACTGCAAGGTGATTGTATCGAATGTTTTTTTGTATTGCATCATACCGCTCGCCGTTCCATTCGCCCGGCGACTCATCAAGATCGCAGGAATACCCACACGAGGTTTCAACCTTTTCGCGGTTTTCTATCGCTTTAATCAAATCGGCATCGGTGATTGTCACCGAGGTTTTCACGAAATTGTTCTCGCCTTCGACGCTTTCACCTGTGAACCCTCGGGCAAACTCCCGAGCATTGGAAGCGTCCACCGCAACGGGCGGGTGTTCGTCGGTCACGGGAACGCCCGCGAGCGTTGCCAGGCTTTCGGGGGAGAACACTTCCTCGGGAGGGCGAAGCTCCCGGCGCGTGCTGCCGTCATCATTTTTGTAAATAAAAATACCCGATCGCGTTGCGAAACAGGGTGCCCGAAGAAACCCTTGCAGGGTCTTTTCTGGCCTCGCCATTTCGCCGTTGTCAAAACGTATTCTTCGCATGATTGTCACCCTAGACTAATTCTAGGGCAACCCTATCACGAATTCAATAAGCCCAATAGTGTCGGGTTTTCTGTCACTCCCTCGTCGAAAACGGCAACGGATGTACAGCGACAGTTTTTCGTGATAAAGTCCTGGGCAATGAACCATCCTTTTTTCGTTTCGAGGTTGTAAACATGGCCGGAAAATTCACGGAAACTAACCTCAGATATGCGGCAAAGCTCATATCCGAAGGGCTTACTCTGAAGGAAGTCGCCGAGAAGTTGGGAGTCTGTTACAGCAATCTGAGCGAGAAACTGAGAGAATTCGGGATCAATCCTGGGATCAATAAATTCCGAAGGGATTGCTCCCCCCTCAAACTCGACCAGGCCAAGATCGTTTCGATGTATCAGGCTGGCGTCAGCGAATTGGCGATCAGTATCGAGGTAGGGGTTTCTAGGACTCCGATTAGAAGAATTTTGCGGCGTAATGGAGTCACTATTAGGGACATAAGCGAGGCGGGTTTTATCAGGATGGCTCGGCTTTCCAAGGAAGAAAGAATGAGCTTGACTGATAAGGCACACAAGGCGAGCAAAGGGAAAAAGAAGAGCAATGAGACCGTTGAAAAGATTGCTGCGAGCCGCTCCCGGAGAGTCGGGTTCGGAGAATCCGAATTGATGGCGGCCCTGGCTTTGAAGGGAATTCATTCCTCCCACCAGGTTGCGTTGGGCCGATACAACATCGATCTCGTTTTCGGTTCCATCGCCGTGGAAGTCTCTAAGCGTGCCGCTAGCCGTTTGACCAATCCCAAATTTTTCAAGAAGTCTGAATTTGTGGTCAATCGTGGTTTTGCATTTGTAAATATTGACTTCCAACGGGACGAGTGTTTTTTGGGAAATCTTGAAGAGATAGTCTCCTTCCTTGAGATCCTTTGCGGCAATCCATCCTCGGTTGGTGAGAAATGGGTGATTAGGTGTGCATCTGACCGATTCACCAGAATCCGTGACGATAAAGGCCAATTTTCCGTCATACCAACGGCGGAAACCTTTCATTGCATCAAAACAAAGGTCAACTGAAGTGTCAGCCGGAAAACATTGGTAGTCATCCCCCGGATGCCCCGTATCGGCGGGTGGATCGTTCCATGAGTAGATCTTGCCGTTTTTTGAGCGGTGTGATTCTCGGACGCGATCATCCCCAACGGTCACCCAACGGTATTTTGTGATCCCGAGTGCAGTTTGCCGCGTTTGGTTCAACTGTCCGTTGTATTTTGAGATCTGATCCCGAGCTATGAGGCGAGCCCTTGCGTCGGCATTTGTCACCCGGCGCTTCAGAATGCCCCGCTCATATTGGCGCTTGAATTCCTCAGAGAATTCCGCGCTAATTTGCTTCGCGTATTCCTTGTTGTAAACGCCTTCTTGAATATATTTATAGGTGTCTTGCTGGATCTTTCCAAAGAATTCCGAACCAATTGAGCGAATGAGGTTAGTGTTCTCGTCAATAAACTGGCGCATGACTGCCGGCAAATAAGGCTCGGCGACAAGCGGGTTGATCCCGAGGACGCGCTGCAGGGATTTTGCGAGATCGGTTTTGTTCCAATTCTCGCCCCTGATCGCATATTTTCTTGCAAGGGCTTCGATTTCATCGGGCGTCAATTCCGTGGCGTAGGCAATCCTCATCCCATTCATAAGCACATCAAGCTCACGAGTGTATGAGTCAAGCCGCCGGGCGTCCGCCGAGTCAACCGTGGGCAGATCCTCCCGCGCTCCCCTGAGAAGGGAAGGGAGGGCGGGCACGAGAATGCGCTCGGTGATTCTGCCGAGGCGGGCCACAACCTCGGCTCGCAGATCTTTATAGTATTGGCGTTCCAATTCCACCGGGATTTTCACGGCCGGGGGAGGCGGGAGGCGAAGCTGTTTTTGTCTCGGCCCCAGCGCCCGTGCTTTTGCCATAAGGGCGGCCTCAACTGCTTTCATCCGTCGATCTCCCTGAGCTTGCGTTGCGCCCATTCAATGCCTTCATTGCCGCCCCAACCCAACCAGGCAATGGTGCCAGCCGTGGGGCCGCTATCGGGCTCGGATTCGCCCGGCCGGTAGTTTTGCCGGTGCCGTTCGAATGCCGACATCCGGGCGATGGTTTCACGCGAAAGGGCGGCAGCATTGGAAAGGTCACGCGCGCGGGCCACACCAACGGCACTCATGCCCCGGCCATACTTGCGCCGGTATTCGAGGGCCTGGCGGGCATTCTCCTGAGCCGATTTGGGCGGCACCGTATCGACGCCAGCGGGGGCCGCGTCGGCCATATCCATGCCATCGTCGTCGATCTCAACCGGGGCATCCTTGGGAATTCCTATCACGGTCGAAACTCCGGGCCTCAGTTCGATTGTGCGAAATGATCCCGCCTCAAATTCCTCGGGGGGCCGCTGGCGAAATCGGTATGCCCCCTCGGTTTCATCAATTCCGGAATTTGCGAAATTGTGGGCCGAGATCCAGGCCGCCGCTTTGGAGGGATCAGCGAATTCTGCCTTGCTCAGAATGACGCTCTGAACGGTTGTGCTGGCGTCCGTGCGCGCGGGGGGAGGCGGGGGAGGGAGATCGACGGGGGGCGGGGGCATCGCGGCCCGCGCCTCGGTGTCGATCTGAATTTCAGAATCCGGGGAAGTGAAGCGAGCCTTCGCAACCTCATCGGGATCGACAACGCCACTCTGCAAATACAAGTAATCGGCCTCGGCGTTTGTCTTATAGATCGTTGCTTTCTCGGCATCATCCATTTGCCACAACGGATTATAGACAAGATCAATGGTTTTTATATCCGCCTTCGGCCCGTCTTTTGCGGCAAGGATATACTCTATCAATCGCATTTGTTTAGGCTTCAGATATGTGATCTGCTCCTGAGAAATGGAGTTATAAAAATCCGTTTCCTCGCTTCGGCCCGTAGTCTGTCCCTCAGATCCCTCGCCGAGCAACACGGTGTGGGGCATATTGGAAGCGGCAACCAGCCGGTTGGAAATCGCCTTGAGCATTTCGGGAATGCCGCCAAGGTTCGCAGCGTTTTGTTCGAAACTTTCGCCTTCCTGTATCACTATTGCGCGCACGATGGATCGCGTCATATCCAACAATTGCATGCGCTGTTGAACGAGTCCGTCCTCGCCGCTCGCGAGCAAATCGGTGAGGTTTTGCATTTTGAAAACACGCTGCAGAAAATCATGCATGATGTGGCCGGCGCTATCAAAAGCCCCATTAAAATTCTGCAGCGCCGAATACGGGGCGGAAAGGACGCTATCACCCCAATAGTTATTTGTGATGAATGCTCGGGAAGGGATCTCAATTCCCTCGAAACGGATCACGCGGTCGGCATGCACTTCCTGGTTGGCTTGCGCCGAGTCGGCATTGATTGACTGAATTTGATACAGCGATGGCAAGCCGAAACCGGGCTTTGTCAGATCGCTTTGGATTGTTCGCCATTGCAACTGCCAACGATCCAGCACGGCCATCCAATCGACCGACTTGATGTTTTTCCAGTCAACGGGCTCATAGGATTGGCGTCCGTCATTGACTCCCAGAACAATGCCAACGCCGCCATGTAGGCGCGCCCATTTGATACCCTGGCGGAATAGCTCGTCGGCGTTGAGGCGGCCGATGTACTCTTTGATTCGGTCTTGGATTTCCGGGGTTTTCGCCTTGATTTCATATCCCGCCCGAAACATTTCCTTCGGCACGCGGTCAACCATTTTTTGCGCTATATCGTCAGCGCGGTAAAGATCTTCCAGTGTTTGTTGGGTGAAAGTCTCGGGAATGGCGGCCGCCGCCTTCCGCTTGTCCCTGTCGGATGCCCCGAGGCCGGTGAGCACATTGATCCAGCCGTCGCGGCGGATCTCCCTAGTTATTTCGATTTTCTTTTTCATCGGTCAATACCTCAACATATCCATGAGTTTTTTTCTGGGATCGCCTCCAAGATACAGTATCGCTTGTGACATTGCATCCACATCGTCATCGTGCGCGGCATTCGGAAAATTGGCGCATGATTCAACAAATTCCAAAACCCACGGGGCCTTCTCGGGTTTCGGTAGCCACAGGTTTCCCGCCTCGTGCAGGGGGCTCATAGCGTGCACCCGTGCGACTTTGCCGCCCTTCGGCTCCACCAGTATCAGGCCGCTGATCTCATCCTTGAGCACGTCCACAACGGCCGTGCCGTTGGCCTTATCCTCAACCAGTTTTGCCCTCGCTCCCGGCCATTTTTGAGTCATAGTCCGAACGGCCTTCAGGCTTTTCGAGAATGTGATTTGTTCCATGAAATAATCTAGCAGGTAGCAGTTGGCCCCAACCGTGCCCCACACCTGCCCGGCAACGTAGTCCGAGGTTTCCTTGCCTTTGAACGTCATATCCCAAGACTGAATTATTGAATCAAATTTTGTGGGCATTGAGTCATAATAATTCCAACACGCGCGTTTGAGAATGCCGCCAGTTTCGCTACTCGGGCGTTGCTGAAAGAGCGCATTCCACGCCCGAAGGCCAATGCTTGCCTTGATGGCGTTCATTCTCTGGGGGCTGTATTTGTTAGGCCAAAGGGATTCCCCAGGCTGGCGCGGATCGTTTGGGTGTTTTCCTTCCTCGCAGAAGGCAGGGAGTTTTAGGATGTGCCACTGATCGGCCTCGGGATCTTTTTTTGCTTGTTCCAGAAGGCGGCCCGCAATATCATCCTCATTCCAACGTGTGAGCATGACGCAAACTTTGCCTTCTTTTTCTAGGCGAGTATAGGCCGTGGTACAATACCAGTCCCACACCTTTTTTCTCATCGTAGGCGAGTCGGCTTCTTCCTGATTTTTTATGAGATCGTCAAGGATCAAATAATTTCCGCCAGTGCCCGTGATTCCGCCCCCAACGCCAGCGCTTCGATACGCTCCCCGTTTTCCCACGATCTCGAAAAGATCGCTTGTCCTCACCCAACGCTGATCTCCTTTTTGATCGCCTGCGAGGCGGACGGACGGAAACAACTGCCGATATTCATCGGAGTCAATAATTCTCTGAACGTCCCGATTCATCATGCTGGCAAGGTCGGCTGAATATGAGCACGCAATGATCTTGTTGTCCGGGTTGTGCCCGAGAATAAATGCCGGCAATCGCCTTGAAACAAGCTCGGATTTTCCCATTCGAGGGGGAGCGAAAATCATAAGGCGCGGGATTTCGTTAGTGTGGACAAAGCGATCTAGGGTGTCGCATATCAGCCTGTGGTGCCAATTCACCTCATACTGCGGGAAGGTGTGTGTCGTGAATTCGAGAAGGGAAGACCGCGCGATCTTCAGCTCTTTGAGCCTTAGCTTTTCTAGTTTCTCGTCATTGCTCAATTCCATCTATTCTAGCGCTTTCAGTTTTCGCTCTTTTTCTTCAAGGTAGCGTAGGCGTTCCTCAGATTTATCATCCCACACAACGGTCTTGGCAATTTCAATCGGCCCTCCGTCATGGCCATAATGTGTGACTTCCTGTTTATCACGATAGCCGAAACGGTTTTTCATGGTGATAGACCACACCTGCCCATGGAAGGTAGCAGGCCCCGCGTTGAGCCCCTGCTTGCCCTCATGTTCCCACCAATAGTGGCTAAGTTGTTCGCCTACTTGTTTGGCGTCAGCGAATTCTGGGTGTGCTTTGCACCACTCATACAACGTGTTTGCAGTGACCATAATTTGAGCGCCGAAAGTCTGGAATGAATATCCGCGCCCCATATGAATCATAAGATCCTTGCAATATTGTTCCTTGTACAAGGTCGGGGCACCGCGCCTTTTTGCCCATGTATTGATCTTGATTTCAAGTTCATCTTTCACTTGCTTTGCGCGCTTAGGATCTGCCTTTTCTACCTTCTTAACGTGCTCATTTGGCACATGCCGGGGGCGTTGCTTTTTGTCTTTGGCCCCTGCCGGTCGCCCCATTTTTTTCATCTTGAGCATTACCATGGATCACCCCCCTTTTAATTGTGCGCCGAATTGTGGCACGGTGCAATCGCCGGGCTTTGACGGTTCGGCAACCAGCGGGCAACCGTCGCCGCGCCTCCAATCCGAGGCGAACGTGCCGATAGGATCGGGGCGCGTGGGGCTCGGGATTCGGGATGTGAAGGCGAACGCACATCCGGCCGGGGAACGGTGACACCCGAGGCAATACCGCACGTCCTGCAGGTCAACCACACTGGCCCCGTCCCGATGAATCACCGCTTCCCCCATTTCCGGATCTCGCGTTCGCAGTCGGCCGCGAAGACATCATGCCCCATTTCGGGCACCTCGGCCGTCATGCCAGCGCCATGGGCAACCAACTGCCTGAGCCGTTCATTTTCCACCACCAGATCTCGAATTCGTTTTGCCACGGCCTCGGTGTTCCTCCCCGTGGGCAGCGTGGCAAGCCAATTGGGTTCGTCCCTGAATTCCCATGGGTGTGCCATTTCGGTTGCCGATCCGTCTTGGTTTATGATGACGTTCATTTTCCACCTCCCAACGCCTGAACGGCGATACACCACGCGCATTCCCGGCATTCGATTGCGGGGCCGCTACTACGGCAGGAATCCCGCCGTACAATATCATCAAGCGCGGTTTTCAATTTTTCGTTTTCTTTTGTGAGTTTTTCGATTTCATTTCCCATGCATTCGAACGCTAGATCGCGCACTCTTCGCTTGATTGTTTCTTGATCTGCCCTCGGTGCATTCACCCCTCACCCCTTTTCACCCTGATTTTTTTCTTATAGTCGGGCTCATCGAAATAGATCACGCCGGCATTGAGTGCATTGAATCGGTCAATGGCGGCCTGCAATTCATCTTTTCCCTTGAGCCTCCCAAACATCAAATCAACGTCCTCCGGATCGTCGAGACATGCATTGTCCTGGAACCGTTCGGCCTTGGCTTCCCAATCAATTTCGAGTTTCCAGTGTGTGCGTTTGGAGGCGAAAACGAACGGCTCGGGATCGGGTTCACCTTCGGTGTATTCGGCATAATATTCCGCGTCCTGAAACCATGTTTCCGCCACGTCAAAAACAGGGTTTCCCTTGTCTTCGATTTCCTCGGCTTTGTCGAAATGGCTCACCCCTCACCTCCCAATCCCAATTCCGCGATCCTTCGCTTGGCAAACGTGCCCGAGGGGGGCGGCAAAACCGCGAGCGACCGCAGGCAATCGGGGCATGTGGCCCGTGAGATATGGCTTGACAATTCCGAGGGCGGAAACAGCTTCCGCCTTTTCCCGTGCGGTAGCGGGGCGGAAAACGCCTCACGCCCACAACCCGTGTGGGCCGTCATTTCTTTAAGATAGTGTCGCAGTTTCATATCATCCTTTCATTCCTGAGAGTCTTTCGAACGCTTCCCGTGCCGCTTGGGGCACAACTGAATTGCCCAGGCATTTGATTCTGTCCACCCGGTAGGGAATCCCATCATCCACTCCACAAATTGCGGCCGAAGGCTCCCCCCAATCGCTTCTGAAAGTGGACGAGCGTTTCTTGCCATTGTTTCCTCGCTGGCCTTTCCTGACCTCCAATCGCGAGCGGTTGGTGTCGGCCAAAGATTCCGCTTTGCCATCGTTTCCAATGACGGCCGAACCTTCCCGACTCGCCCGTGAGATCCGCCCTTGTTGGACCCGTAGTTCTGAGCGTAGGGAGTGGGCAAGCAGCCACCACCTTTCTCTAAGGTGCGGCGCTCCCACGTCGAAAGCGGATAACACTCCCCACCGAGCGTCATACCCCAGCGCGGTAAGCGTTTCGATAACCTCGACGCCTCCTCGCGTGCAGATGGCGGGCACATTTTCGAGGAAAATAAACCGTGGCCGATACTCAGCGGCAAGCCTTGCGATCTCGAAAAATAGCCCGCTTCGCTCGCCTTCCAAACCCTTTCCATGGCCCGCAACGCTGAGATCTTGGCAGGGAAACCCGCCTGAAATAATGTCAATTTCAGTGTCGAAAACGGCGCGGTTGAGCGTTCTAACGTCGTCCCAAATTGGGGCACTATCCAAGTCACCGCTTGCCATCCTTTCCAACAAAACCGCTTGCGCGTATGGCTCACACTCACAATAAGCAACGGTTTGAACCCATGGCCGAAGCGCCAGGGCAATGCCCCCGATGCCAGAAAATAGATCAAGCCCACGCATTTAAGCACATCAAAATTTCATCCCTATCGTAGGTATCAAGCCGGTGCCCGGTTTTCCCCATGGCGAAACCAACGGGCTTTAATTTCCAGGATTTTTTAACGCGGTGCCATATCGTCGTCAAATGCACATCGGCGGCGGCGGCCAGCATTTGCATGGTGATTTCATCGTCGGGCATGGCTTGCAACGCTTCAATCAACCGCGCCCGTATAGCATCGCTTGCCTCGCGGCGGGGAGGGGCCGAGGCCAGGAATTTGCAAAATTGATCGTTGTTCATTTCCTCGCCTTTTTTTGCTTCGGCAAAAACGAGATCGGGCATGGAATGGACGGGGGGAATTTCTCCCAGATCACCCACGCGCATGTGACCATATCGCTTTTCCCGTCGCCCGTGAAACTGTACCGGGGGAGCACAATGATCCGCGTGGGCGGATGTGCCCTGAGCCAATCCTGCCGCGCAAAAGTCGGTTCAAGAAACGAAAGCCGCACGAGGAAAGCCACGCCTGAGCGGGCGTGCAGGTATGCATTTTCCAGAATAGACATCGCCTTGCTGAAGGGAGGGTTTGTTATCACAAAATCAATTGGGCACCGCTCCCCGAGCAAAAACCACGCGCCAGGATCGGTAGCATCCAAAACGGTGTGTTCGAGAGTCGGATCAATATCGCTGCAAGTATACCTCGCCCCTGGCGGAAGACGGTCGCAGATCGAGCCGTCGCCCGCGCACGGTTCCACGATATGCAAGCCGATCCAATTGTACGATAGCTCGGAAAATAACGCGGTGACAAAGCGCTCCGGTGTGAAATACTGTTCAAGGGTTTTGTTTCGCGTGGCCATTCGGCACCTCATCGATCCGTATGATTCGCATTTCCTTCGGGGCTTCGATGGCGAGGCGGGCTTGCCGTCCGCTTTCGATTTTGGATATTTTGATATTGATCTTCTGATCGCCAATATAGATCTCGAAAGCCTGCCCCTCTTTACGAGTGATCACGAGTGCCATCATTGCCCCCTTTTGCGCCAGTAAATCGGATGCATCCGCAGGATTTCCGATGGCCCTTTTGCAGCATATACGCGGAAAATACACCGCTACCTCCGCAATCACATTCGCAAAACCACGCGGCCGACTTGCAAACTCCCACCAAAACTGATCCGCGATATTCGACGGCAACTAGTCGGCCATACCGCTTGCCCGTGCGGTCTTTCGGCTTCATTTTGCCCTCGCAAGTTTTTGTTGCGTGAGGGAAAGGATGGCGTCGGTTGAGTATTGGTTAGTGCCAAGCGCGTCCTTTTGTGCCGCTCTTATTCGCATTCGTGCGATATATGCCCACACGGCTTGCCCGTCTAACCCGAGTTTTTTTGTCATTTCGCGGGCGGTCATGAGCCGACCTGGCGGGAGTGTGGCGAATATTTCCGGCAGATCCCGCCGCTCATCGGCCCGGATCTTGCGTTTCCGGTTGACGATCTCCGGGCGAAATTCCGGCACGCCGGGGTTTCCTGGCGCGGGGATTTCCTCGGGCTCGGGCGGAAGGTCGGGGGCGCGCCAAACGCGGGGCGGGGGGATTTCCTCGGGTTCCTCGGGCTTATATTCCTCGGCCTCGGGGGGCGGCGGTTCCACGGCTTCCCCCTCGGCTTCGGTTTCTGCCTCGGGCTCGCATTCCTGAGAGGGTGTGTCCTCTCGGTCTGCTAACCAGAGGCAAAATTCTGCTATAGCTCGCAATCCCTCGGCTGAAAATTTCATTTCCCTATCCTCCCGCCCGCTCGCGCTTTGGCACATTCCGCCGCTTCCAGGCCTCGCCCGAACAGGGTTTCGGCCCTAGTGCTTCCCAAATCAAGCCATGCCTGCAGTCGGGCGATTTCCGCCCGTAGCGCGGCCGTGTGTGCGATGTGCTCCCCATGCGCCTTGACCGCCTGCCCCCTCGTGAAAAACCGGGGCGTGGAATAGCCGCACGCGGGGCATTTGAGCGCCCACCAGTGTTTTGCCCCAACGGGTTCGACGTTCGCACCGCAACAACACGGACCGATGTTTTCCGGGGCCGCTTCGCTCACGTTCGCCCCCTGGCAATTGTGGTGGGCGCGTGGTGATTTTCCTCGGGCGTGCATATTTCATAAAAATCGAATTCGATGTACGGGCACGCGGTATAGTGTCGCGCAAAATCGCACGACACAACCTGAGCCCGTGAGCGCCACAGGATGCCCGTGGCGGCATCGAGGGCGCGAGTCACGAGAGCAAGCGCGTCGGGTTGTCCGACCGGGAAGCGGCGGTCGTGGTACGCGGCCGCTTGTGCGCGGGAAATACCGATCCGAATTGCACACGAGATCGGCCCCGAGCATGGAGGCGTGGGCGCTTGCGATGATAGGGCGGTGCGAAGATCCCCCGCGTCGGGGTTGCCGTCGATCTTTATGATGTGGCTTTGCATCGGTGTCATTCCTCGGTTTTGTTGATCATTCCTTGACCAAGCGGTCATTGTCAAGCGGCCGCGCCGAATATGCACAACCCGCCCACGTTCGATCTTTCCGCCCGCCCCGTTTGACACCGGGCTTTGACACCGCTACCGTGACCCTGGAAGTGCGTCCCAACAACCCTTGAATGGAGGATCATATGTTAGTGATCCCGGATTATCACCCACCCAACCCGCTTGACCGCTTGCTCTTTGGCGTGGTCGAAGATCTACCCGATCCAGACTACCGCGCCTTGCGTCGGCTTTCAAAGTCCGACTGCGACAAAATAAACGAGGCCCCGGCCAAATATCGCTGGCTGAAAGATCACCCCGAGGATCGGGAGGAAACAAGCGCCCTCACCTTCGGCCGGGCAATCCATTCCGCGATTCTCACGCCCGAGGAATTCAAGGTTGATTTTTGCGTGGCCCCCACGTTCGAAGGCAAGGGGAGCAAGGCCAAGAAAAAAGAATGGGAGGAAAATAAAGGAAACGCAACGCCATTGAACCGTGAGGACTATGAGCAAATTGAGCGCATGCGGGAGGCCCTTTGGAGACACCCGCTTGCCCGGCAGTTGTTTTGGGAATGGCCGGGGCACGCGGAATTGACCGCCCTGTGGACAAGCCAGATCGATCCCAAAACCCCGCCCGTGCTTTGTAAAGGGCGCATGGATCGCCTCGTTTTCCCTCCCAATGGGGGGCGGATCATAGTCGATCTGAAAACCGCGCTTTCGGCCGACCCGTTAGATTTTCCGAAAAAGAGCTACTATCAATACCGCTACCATGTGCAGGCCGCGAGCTATTCCGATGGCCTCGCCGATGCCAGCGCGGAGAAAACCGATGCATTCATATTCATCGCGGTTGAGAAAGAGCCGCCCTACCTCGTGGCGGCATACGTTGCCGATCCCGAGTTTCTGAACGTAGGCCGTGCTCACTACCTTAAAAACGTGCAAACTTATGCCGAGTGTACACTGTCCGGGGAATGGCCCGGATACCCGACCGAATTGCTTCCGCTCACCAACCCACGAAAGGGATTTTAAATGAACGCCACCACAATCCAGGAAACCAAAAAGTCCCCCACGATCACCACGCCTACAACCACGCTGGCCCCTGCAGCGAACGGATCACAGGCCGTGGCGAAGTCGCCAGAGCAAAACTTGCGATCTCTTTTTGAGTCACAAAAAGAGAAATTTTCTCAAATCATGCCAAAGCATCTTGACCCCGAGCGCATGATCAGGATCGCTTTGATTGCCGTTTCCCGCACGCCCAAACTGTTAGAATGCTCGCCCGTGTCATTGCTTCGCGCCTCGCTTGAATCGGCGGCCGTGGGCTTGGAACCCAATACCCCGCTGCAGCACGCTTGGCTGATACCGTATTTCAATCGCAGATTGAACAACGGCAAGGGCGGCTATGAAGTGCAATTTCAGATCGGCTATCGGGGGCTCGTGGATCTTTCCCGCCGCTCTGGCGAGATCAAAAGCCTTGCCGCCCACTGCGTATATACAAATGATCTATTTGAATGCGAACTAGGGCTTGACACGCGCTTGCGACACGTCCCCAATTTCGACGCGGAAAGCCGTGGGGAATTGCGACTTGTTTACGCCGTGGCGCATTTGAAAGACGGCGGCACACAGTTGGAAGTTATGAGCCGAAGCCAAGTTGACGCTATTAAATCCCGCTCCCAATCGGCCGGAAAACCCGACTCCCCCTGGACAACTAGTTATGACGAAATGGCCAGGAAAACCGTTGTCAAAAGGCTTTGCAAAATGCTCCCCGTGAGCACAGAAATGGCCCGAGCAATCGAGTCCGACCATGAGGACGGCGACACAATCGACGTTGAAAGCCACGCGGCCCACGTCAATATCGCCAACCAACTGAGCCAATCGGCAGGCCAGGGAGGCGGGGATCTGCCGCCCTTGCTCACCCTGGAAGCCGAGGCGGGGGATTTCCCAACCGAGGGATCTGAGGAAGGGGGCGCGGAATGAATTGCCCGCATTGCTATTTCGAAATGGAAATTCAACAAGTCCTTGACTCGCACGCCCGGCCCACGGGTGAGGTGCAACGCGCCTGCCCGATGTGCGGGCACACCTCGGAAATATGCGAAGATGAATAGCGACAATAAACACCCCGGCCCGAGGGCCGACCCGGAAACGAGGGCGCGAGCAATCGCGGCCCTCGGGGTTTTGATTGCGCGTCACAAAACCAAGTCCGCCCTGGCGCTGGCGCTCGGGGTTGACCGATCCAGCGTGCGGCAATGGTTCAACGGGCGGGCTTTCCCGAGTGCGAAAATGGCGAGCGTTATTTTAAGCGAGGCGGTGAGGAATGGGAAACGTGAGAAAAAAACCTAGCAAGGTATCGGATCTTGAATTGCGAAAATTCTACCTTGTGTCTTTCGGCTATCAGAAACTTAGATCGGAATACATGGGATCGGTGCGGTGCCCTGTGGCGGGCGATATGGCGGTTTTTGTGGCGCAAGATCACAATGGCCGAGCATACCTGCCGATCCTTTTCCGTGAGTTCGAGATCGCCGAAGCTGTGGAGAATCTGCCATGAGCGAAGTGAAACGCGGCCGGGGGCGGCCCCGGAAAAGCGAGGCCGAGAAATTGGCGGCGGCCGAGGCGAAGGCCAGGGCAAAAGCGGAAGCGGCGGCCCTGGAAACCCCGGCAATGGCGAGTCCCAGGCCGGGCCGGGATCTGGTTGATTGCCCGTTTTGCGGCAGCGAAAAATGCGAAATCCGGGAGCGGGGGCGGCAACAATTTGTTCCCCGGTGCTTCGCGTGCGATGCCCGCCTGGGGCTTTTCTCGTCGGCGGCCCTGGCGCGGCAAGCCTGGAATACCCGAGTCGGGGGAATGGTGCCGGTGCCCGTGGTGGAAGCGGCCCCCGAAGCCGTGCCCGCGCGCCTGGAAGCGGAAAACAATACCCGGGAAGCGGTCGCAGTCGGTGAGCGCCCTATAGAAACAGACGCGCCCGCGAGCGTGCCCGAGGCGGCAGCGTCCTGCCCCCTGGTTGAGGCCCTGGCCACTATGGTTGTCCTAAGCGATCTGTTTTCAGATCCTCCCCCCGAGCCGATCCCCGCCCCACGATCTATAGATCTGAACAACCGCAACGCCGTAGTCGAACGCGCCCCCGGCGTCTTCGAGGTATTGACGCCCGGAAGTGCAGATCTCACGCTTTCCATTTTCGATCCTGGGTTTTGAAACCGGGGATCTATTTTCTTGCTGGTCGGCTTGACTTACGCTGTTTGGCCGCTTAACCTACCCTCACATTTTCAGTGAGGATCACAATGGACAAAAAAGCATTTCAGGCATTGAAGCGTGAGTTTTGTGCGAAAACTCACGCTGAATTGGCAGCTAAGATCGATGTGCATCTTGAAACAGTCAAAGGATGGTCAATGGGGAAATACAGCCCGAGCCGTATTTCTTTATTGAGAATTGAAGCCGCGCGCGCAAAACTTGCTGCCGAGGGAAAGTGAGGCCCCCCAATGGCATACGCGCAAGTGAATACCGAAATTTTTGGGAATCTGAAAACACGGAAAGCGGCCCGAGATCTGGGGCTCGCTGGGGTGCATTTCGTAGGACACCTCGCCTCGCTGTGGGCGTGGGCATGGACGAACGCACCAGACGGAGTGCTAGCCGAAGCCGAGGCACTCGACATTGCGGACGCCGCCCGTTGGGAAGGCGAGCCCGAGAAATTTCTCGCGGTACTAATTTCGCGGGGCTGGATCGTGCTGAACGAGGCCGGGCAAATGGTGATTCATGACTGGTTTGAACACACCGGGAAGTGTCTCGCCACTCACGAAAGAACTCTGAAAAGAAAAGAGAAATTCAGAAAAAAGAAAAACAAGGACGTCTCGGGGGACGTCTCGGGGGACGCCTCGGGGGACGTCTCGGGGGACGTCTCGGGGGACGCCTCGGGGGACGTCTCTGGGGACGCCTCGGGGGACGTCTCTGGGGACGTCTCTGGGGACGTCTCGGGGGACGTCTCGGGGGACGCCCGAAAACCGTCCATATTAATATCAGATCAAATGTATAAGAATAATTCAAATACATTTCCCGATCCGCACTCGCACTCGGCCGCGCCTTCGGCGGCGGATCTCCCCGGCGCATTCGCACCGGGGGAAAATGGGGGAAAGAGCCCCGAGGTTGAATCAAACGGGGAGGGAGGCGACACCGGCACCAAACGACCTTCCAAAAATCGCCAGCGGGCGGAAAAGAGCCAAAAGCAACCACCGCCACAAAAGGAAGCATCGAAAAAAGAAGCGCCCACAAATGAGCCATGGAACGCCTATGCTAAGGCATGGGAGCATACCTATGGGAAACCTCCCACACGCGGGAAAATGAACAACGTCTATATCAAACAGCTTTTGGATGTCGCGGATCGCGAATATGTGATCGAGTTTCTAGCGTGGTATCCGACTTCCAGGCGAGCATTTGAGGTGCGAACCGTGCACGGACTGAATACCATTTTGAGCAATTTTGACGCGCTTCGCGCATATTTTGAATCGGGAATTAACCCAGATGATATGGCAGATCGCGTTACGAAAAGTCGCCGCGAGGGTAACGCCTTGAGGAAAAAGATCCGCGAAAGCGGTTGCACACGAGTACCATTTTGAAAGGCATAACCCATGCAACAAATACCCGATCCGGCCCACACCGAATGTTTCTCATGTGCTCATCACCGCAAGCGCGAGGGCGAAATTTATTGCCATAGAAACGCGCCGGTAACGGCCAGCGATGGCACGGCGCAATGGCCCCGCGTGACCGAGGCCGCCGAAATCGGCTGCAGCGAATATGTGGAATATGCGGCGAGCCCGTATGCTACCGGGCAATATCTCGACAATGGAAGCGCTTTCGAACGCGGGGCTCGACGGGCGCTTGAATCCGATGATTGCGAGCAATTGAACAAAACATTTTATTGATTTTTCAACGCGGCACGGTGCCGCAATATTGGAGTGCGACAAATGAAACGAGAAGACATTGACACCGCCAACAAACTTTTGGAAGCCGTGAGAGACGCCAGCGAATTGAAAAGGCAAGTGCAGATCTTGTCAGATGTTGATCATGAGCGCCTATCATTTGTGATCTGCGATTCGGGGAATTCTAGGAATTCGATCAGAATTGAGGCAAACGAAAACAAGGAATTGTTTGGGATTGTTTTCCTCGAAATATTCCAACACGCGAACAGACAACTAGCAGATAGTGAGAGAAAACTAGCCGAATTCATGCCGAGCTAACAACCAATACAATGGAGTGCGCCATGTACAATTATAGAAAAAAGAGTGTCTTGGGGCCGCAAACAATGAACGGGCAAAGCCGTTTTGTATCCGAACACGAGGCGCGGGAAGCGATGGCGGTGCTGCGAAAAATGCTAGGCGAGACAACGCAACGCAAACTGGCCGAGCAAATCGGCGTTTCAAAAACGGCGCTATGCCTGTGGATCAATTGCGGCCACTCCCCGAG